TTACGACTGATATGCGATGCATTATCGATGACATTGTTTACAACGTCGTAAGTGTCTTCGATCCAGAGGGCAGGCGGCGACAGATGAGAATCGAACTAAAGAGGAACATCTGATGGCAGTGCCGGGTATAACAGTTCGCATTAAGGAAACAAAGGACGTTGAGGCTTTGCTCAAAAAGCTTCCAATTGAGGCGAGGGAGACTGGATTAGCAAAGTCCATGCGTAATGCTGCAACTATTTTTGCTAACGAAGTCAGAAGAAAAGCTGGAAACTTAGATGGGTCATCGTACGATCGACCAGCATGGGGCTCAAACGTGACTCCCGGTGCATTGAGAAAGGGCATTACAAGCCCCAAGAGAATAAGAAAGAACACTCCTGCTCATGTCATAAGAATTCGTGTAACAACGCGAGGAATTGCTAATAGATATGCTGCAATGGCGGAATACGGCCACGAAAAGTACATATTCGGTCATAAGTATGCTGGGCAAAATGATAAAAAAACGCCGCCAGTTGGGTTTTGGCGAAGCAGCAAAGACGAAACTGAATCGTCAGTAGATCGCCGGATCAAAGAAATATTGAAACAAGAAATAACGAGGATCATCAATGCCTGATATCGGAGCAACGATACGAACATTGACGCTAGCAGATTCCTCGGTTGCTGCTTTGGTTAATACTCGCATGTTCAGCGATGTGCCTCCAGAGCAGGTTGCAATGCCGGTGATTGTTTATACAGTCATCGACACTTTGCCAAATGAACATTTGACGGGAATAGTGAATGCTTCCCGTGCTAGGATACAGATCGATTGCCTTGCGGACACAAGACTGCAAGCAAATCAGTTAGCAGACGCAGTGAGGCTGGCGTTAGAGAAGAAACATCGCGGTGATCAGAATGGTCAATTCATCCATGAGATCAGTTTAGCAAGCGGTGAACAGTATGCGTTTCTCAGACCCGAAGTGGGTTCGGACGAGAGGCGATTCATTACGACGTTAGATTTTTTCGTAACCTATCGGACGACCACCTCATAAAGGAGAAACAGAATGGCCGATACCGGAAATGGCGGAACGCTTACTTTGTCGAGCACCGGCTCAGTTGGGAGCGTCCGTAGTTTAAACCTCGGTGAGCATAGCTTGCCATCAATCGACTCGAGCCACCTCGGAACGACTAACTGGATTAGCTCGATTCCGGGCGACCTGGCAGATCCCGGCGAAGTGCAAATCGAAGCAATCTTCGACCAAGACACTGCTGGCATTCCTAGCTTGGGAACCGTCGAGGATATTACAATCACGTTCCCGATTGTTAACGCCGCAAACGGAACCAACGCTACTTATACTGCTAGTGGCTTTTTAACTAATGCATCATTGCCAGAACTTGTTAATAATGAGTTGATGATGATGACGCTTACGTTCAAACTCGATGGAGTTGGAACAGAACCTACCTTTACCGCTGAGGCAACTTAGTAGCTATGAGCAAGTCACTGAACGTCACGATTAAGGAATTCGAGGGTCGCAGCATTAGACGATCACCTGATGGGTCTAGACCAATGGTCAAGCTCAACAAGTGGAGAGTCTTTGTGGACGGCAAGCATGCAGGTTTTATCGGCTTCGCTGAAGGCTCCAAGCTTTTGCTTGGCAATGGTTTCAGCAAAGAGGAAGCTGAAGAGATCGAACTGCAAGTTCTTGAGCTTCTTGATCGTGACGAGGTGACGACTGTCCAAGCTCCTGAGTTACCTGTTGATTTATTTGTAGAACCTGAAAGTGAGGATTCAGACTTTGGCTACGACGATAACTAAAGAACAATTGTTAAATGCCGTTAAACCCAAAAGCAAAAAAATTGTTGTTGATGGGCTCGGTGAATTGCTAGTGCGTTCAACCGGAGAAGTTCAGCGGTCACGCAGAACTGCTCGGCTTTACGACGAAAACGGCAAGCTAAATGAAGAGACTTTTGCACTGCGTCGGATACATGCGATTGTTGACCAAGTAATGGCCGACGAAAACACTCCGATGTTCACAGAGCAAGAGGCTAAAGATCTGTTTGAATCTGACTCTCACATGCTAGATAAGATCTATGCAGCGATCGTCGAATTCAACGGAGAAGAAGTGGGAAAAAAGGACGAATAGCAAGACTCAAGCGAGAGTTGAAAATCAACCATCGATTGAGGTTTGCTTTCCGTATCTGCAAAGAGCTATGCATCGATGATCCAATAACTTGGATGGACAATGTACCTCCAAGGGTTATCGATGCATGGCTAGCCTATGAGAGTGTTGTCGCTGACGAAATGAAAGCCAGCGAAAAGCAAAAGGGCGTAAGCCCATCCGCCGCATTGCAAATGATGAGTCAAAAGTATGGCAACTAATAAGCTCGGAACACTTGTTTATGATCTTATTGCAGATACTAAAGGCTTTCAGAAAGGCATAGTTTCTTCTCGAAAGGAAGTTACAGCACTCAAAAAGGTATTCTTGGAGTCGCGAACTCCTGTCGAAGCTTTTGGTATCCAAATGCAGGGTATGCAGAAGCTTATCGAAAGCGGCGCAAGACCGGTTAACATGTTTAGCCGGTCTATTGCCGATCTTGCAGTAAAGACGAAAGGTGGCGGCAGAGAAGCGAGAGCGTTCGTAGAGAGTTTACGCCAGCAAGCATCTCAAATAGTTCAAAGCGTCGGACACTACAGAGTTCTCAGCAAAGAAGACAGAGAGAGGGTAGACAGACTGCGAGCAGTTGCTAGAGCAATTGAGCGTGAAGTTGACATGCAGAGGAATGCTATTGCTGAGAAGTTGAAAGCGGCAAGGCAAGTGGCTGAAGCAGACAAGCAGGCTAAGCAGCAGGCGATAGAAGCAAAGAAAGAAAGCGATCGTCGAGCCGAAGCACTGAAGCGAGAGAGCCAAGCTTTGGCAGAGAAAGCGAGGCACGAAGCAAGGGTCGAAGAGATCCAGCGTCGTCAGCGTCAGGCGGCAAGGCAGGCTGGTGCTCGAATGACAGAGCAGCAGCAAGCAAGCAGTCTCGCCCTAGTTCGTCGTGAGCTTGAAAAGACTATAACTCCACAGCAGAAGCTTGTTACGCTCGCGTCTACTGCTAGAGCAGAATATGCCAAAGGGAATATAACCCAGCAGGAACTGCTATCGATCCAGCGACGGGTCGTTGCAGGTTTGCGTGAGATTAATCCTGAGCTTATCAAAGAAAAAGAAAATGCCGCTAGATTGAACGCTCAATTGGTGGAGAGGGCAAAGCATGAAGAACGCATTGCCGCTATCTTGGCAAATCGACGAAGACAGTTTTCTGACCAAGCCAGAACGAAGTCTCAACAGCAAGAAGCTCAGCAGTTGGCGATGGTTAGAAGCGAGTTAGAAAAAACAATATCGCCCCAGCAAAAACTCGTATCGTTGGCATCTGCTGCTAGAGCAGAGTATGCGAAAGGGAATATAACTCAGCAGGAACTTGCGTCTATTCAGCGCACAATAATCAATCAATTGCGTGAACTAAATCCAGAACTAATTAAAGAGCGAGACGAGAGAGAAAAGTTAGCAGCGGCAACAAAAAGACAGGCTGATTCGCAAGCAGCACTGCTATCCAGACAAAAGCAAGAAGCGCAAGCGATTCGCGATAGACTAGATCCTCGGCGTGCATTAGCGAGAGAGATGACAGACGTTCGTGCTCTTGGTGCTGCCGGTATGCTTTCGCCGGATGAGGTCGCGGCAGAGCAGCAGCGTATTCTGCAATCCATGCGTGAACTTAATCCTGTGTATCAAGAACAGCAGAGAAGACTTGCAGGTGTTCGTGCCGGATTACAAAGCTTAATAACGCCCATGCAGAAGAATAGGCAAGCTACCCGTGACTTGATTACGGAATTCAAGGCAGGGAATGTCGGTTCTAAGGAATTCGATGCAAGACTGAAGCAATTAAGAGAAGAGCACAAAAGACTTTACGAGGAACAGAAAAAAGGAAATGTTCAGCAAAACGCATTTGTCAAAGGAATGGCGTTGCAGACTACTGCACTATTAAGGCAGATATCAGCTATATCTGCAATGTATGCAGCGATTAGACAGATAAGGGGAGGCATTGCTGACGCTTTAGAAATCGGAAGATCGCAGAGGCAGTTTCAGACGTTCACTGGGTCGGCAGAAGTTGCAGCAGGGCTCATGAACGAAATCCGAGGATTGGCAGCCGAGACTCCAATTACTCTTGGTGCGGCTCAGCAAGGCGTAACTACGTTGCTGCAATATGGTGTATCGCAGTCTGAAGTGATGGGGACTCTTCGACAATTAGGCGATGTATCTGGCGGTTCTACTGAAGCACTGCAAAGACTGTCTCTCGCATTCGGGCAGATAACTGCGAACACTCGACTGCAAGGTCAGGAACTTCGTCAGTTGGTTGAGGCTGGATTTAACCCGCTCATGTTTATTTCCGAGAAAACCGGCGAAAGCATGTTCGATCTTCGTCAGCGAATGGCAGATGGTGATATTTCAATCGACGAAGTTCGTGAATCACTGAAAGAGGCAACTTCTGGTGCAGGACGATTTGCGAATGCATTAGAGAATATCGCGACAGAAACTGCGTTCGGCAAAATCGAAAGACTAAAATCCGAGTTGTTGCGATTTAGGGCAGATCTTGCTGACCCAGCGGCTCAGTACTTTGGGAATTTGGCAGGAGGTTTGGTTGACAGTTTCGGAGAGGCGCGTGAAAAAATCCGGCAGCAGGTTTTGCTAGATCCAGAGGGGGAAATAAACGCTACAACATTGTTCCCTCAGCTATACACGGAAATGCAATCTCTGAATCCGTTTACTAGAATTTATTCCGTTATTAAGTATCAGTCTGCACAAACTATGGTGGACGCAATTCGGGACTCGATAAAGTTGTCTCAGTCGGAAGTCGATAGAGAGCTACCCAAGTTGCTAGATAGCTTGTATCGACCCATGGCGGAAGATGGGAAAGAAGCTGTACAAGACCTAAATGACGAAATCCATGAACGCATCGCACTTCTCAAAAAACAAAGAGCAGAAGTCCTTCTCGGTAAGGACGAGGCGGAACTAGCAGCACTGGTTCAGCAAGGTGTCAGCCGAGAATATATCGACGCTCTTCGGAAAGAAATGCAACTGCTCGAAGATGCGAAGAAGCAGCAAAACGAACTGGAGGAAGCAGAAAAGCAGCGACATGAAGCAGCGATGAAGCGACAAAGAGACAGGGAGCAAGCAGCAGAAAAAGAGCAGCGAGACAGAGCCAAGCAAATAGAAGATGATCGACGAGCAGCAGAGTCTCTTGCGAAAAGCATTAGAACTCCACTGGAAGTTCTAGAAGCAGAGATGACAGATATTCAAAAGGTTGCTCAATTTTTAAGTGTCAATCAAAGAGTAAAGCTGATGGAGCAGGCGAGAGAGCGATTCGATAAAGCCATGCAGGAAGACACAAAAGATCAGACTAGTGCTGCCGCTGCTACTAGAGGTAGTGTAGAGGAATTTAGGCTGCTATCAGAAATAAACAAACAGCAGGTCGATCGAGAGCAGAAAAATCACAACGAGGCAATGGGTGCAAGAGA